AGTACGACATGTCGCAGCATCCGCTTCACTGGCTGTTCCTCAATGAACGGACGTATGCCGCGCGTCAAGGTTGGAAAGCCGCACTGGAGTATGTGGAGCGCGCCATCGAGCAGGCAGCAAAGGAGAATCAATCATGAAAATGGCCCGCGCATCCGAAGCGGATATCGAAGCTTCTCTCAAGGTGTGTCGAATCCTCGACGAACTCGACAAGCGCTACATGCCGTCCGAGGACGACAGCGAGGAGATCGAGTTTTTCGACCGAGACGACGCCGAGCAGTGTCAGAAGGTCGTCAGCATGTTGCTCGACGCGACTCGGTACACCAGCCTGTTCCGCGTCGTGTTCGGCATGGCGGTTGTGCTCGATCCACAAAACGAGTTGCTTGACCCGGACGCTGACACGATCGAGAAGCATCCGAAGATTATCGCCGCGCTGGAGGCGTACGACACCGCGAAGGAGAAAGCGAATGGCTGAGTGGCAACCGATTGAGAGCATACCGCGAGACGGCCAGATGGTCTTGCTGTGGGTGCGCGCCGTTCGGTATGGCGAGGATGACGATGGCCGTCCATTCGAATCAGATTGTTCCGGAGTCGATTTCGGCCAGTGGTGCGCGCTACTGGATGACGGAGACGGGTACGTGGAGGCATTCGCTTCGCCTCACGGAGACATGCAGCACGTTACGCACTGGATGCCGCTGCCTGCTCCGCCAGAGCCACCCGCGCCCAAGCGCGACGACAAGACCGCAGACATGTTCGAGGCCAGCCAATGAACCAGATAGCCAACCACCGCAACGCCAAGGAAACGCTGGACGCCTACACACGAGCCGTCCGTCCAACTCCGCAGCTGATCGCGAACTTCTGTGCAGCGACAGCGCAAATGTTGGCGGATGACATGGAGGGCCCGGTGACGCTGGCATTGCCGATTGGGCTTAGCGTAGTGCGGGTGCCGGTTAGGGCTAGGAGGGCGTGATGATCAGCCGCGAAGATCTATTTCTTGCATATCCAATTGTCGGCTTGATCTTTGCGATCGTCCTAGCCGTCACTGGCAATCTCGGTGAAGGGACGCCGCTATCAGGGAAGGGCGGCGCCTTTGTGATGGCCGTGTGGCTTTGGCCTGTCTTTCTGATTGCGTTGGTTGTCGAATGGATTGTGGACAGGAGAAAGCGATGAAAGACCTTGACGAACTGAAGGCTGAGATCCAATGGTGCATCGAAAACGGGACATATGGGCCGCGCACCGGTGCAGCGCTGCGATGGGCGCTGGAGGCGCTGGAGGCTATCGAAGCGGAGGCCACCCCATGACGCTGCTAACAACTTACGCCCTTATCGGCGCAACGATGTCCCTGATCGAGTCGCAAGGCCGGCGTCCATCGTTCGAACTGGTGGTGTTGTGGCCGCTGGCTTTGGTGGCGGTTTTGGGTGGGGTGGTTTTGGGGGGATTGGAAGGGGAGGAACTGTGAGCGATCTGATATTGCCGGAAGGTTGGACTCGCGAAGAGATTCCATCGTACGGCGTGGTTATCGGATGGCCGAAACACGGCTTTGCGACCGTAGACGAGAGGGTCAGGGGATTCGCCCTGGGAATGCAACCAATCCGCAAGAGGGGCGATTACACAGGGCGCGGCTGGAAAGATCGCCTGTATTCCGACGCGATCAAGGCGCTTCAGGAAGTTTTCGAGAGGCGCCAGGCGGAATGATCGAAGCAGAAGCAAAGCGGGTAATTGAAACTACACGACGGGCATGGATGGGAGGTAGGGAATGAAAACAGTTTATTACCTTGATCTACAAAGTGTGGCAGAAGCATTGTCACTGTCGACAGCGACCGTTAAACGATTGGTCGCCGCCGGAGACTTGCCGAAGCCCCGGGCGCTGACCGGCAAGCGAGTCGGCTGGCTGGCGCGGGAAATCGAGGCATGGGCCGAATCGCGACCAGAGTCAACCATGCTCCCGCCCGGCCAGTCGCTCCAACTCAGCGTCAATCCGAGTTAGCCATTCACGTCGCTCTTTATCGTACTTATGCCTGTTGTACACGCCGGCAACTCCGCCCAGAACGTGACCGATGATCGCCTCGGCGGTCTCGTGCGGGCAACCAAGGCGCGCAAGCGTCGTGCGGATCGTGCGGCGAAGGTCATGTAAGGCCCAGTGCGTCACGGTCAGCGTAGGTGCGCCGTAGGCATGCCTCACATTGCTGTACGGCTGGCAACGATAGATCATCTCCTGCACGGTTTTCTGAATCGTGTGCGACTTGACCCGCTTGGCCGGGAACAGATAACCGGCCCCGTATTCTTGCTTTCGCCGCTGCACGATAGCCAGTGACCGGCCGATTAGCGGCACGCGGTGATCCGTTGCGCTCTCGACGTTGACGTTCTTCGTCTTGGCCTTCGGAATGGTCCACCAGATACCGTCGCGCTCATTCGTGATTTCAGATCCTTCCATCGCCATGATTTCGGCGCCGCGCGTGCCGGTCCAGAGGTAGAGCGTTACCGCGTCCTGCAACAGAGCAGGTGACAGCGGAAGCCAGGAAAGCAGGTCTGTCAGTTCTTCATCGGAAAGGACGCGCTTGTCCTTGGATCGCTCGCCGGCGCGCAGCCGCCCTGTCGTCTTCAGGCGACCCTGCATAATCTGCCGCCACCAATTCGGCGTAGCGCTCGGCAGCTTATCCGCATCAATAGCGAACTCCCATGCCGCACCGAGCTCGCTGCGCAGTCTGACAGCCATGGTGGGGGACTGGCTTTTCCCATTAATCAGGTTGAATGCCTGCTGGCGCGTGATGGAATCCGGAGGGAGATCGGCGATAGGCTTGATACCGGCACGGATGAGGCGACGAGCATTTGCGCCGGCCGTCGTGCCGCGGCGCTGCTCGATGTGGCCCGCAATATAGTCCTCGCAGAGCGCCCGGACACTGTAGGGCTGCTTTACCTCGGATTCACCCTGCCTTTTCCTACGCTTTTCGGCAGAAATATCTACGCCGGAACCGCGCGTTGTCCGGGCAGACTCCCATGCTGCGATTGCGGCGGCGTACGACATCGCGGGCCACTCGCCAAGCTTGGTCTGCTTCATGAGACCATCAACAGGCGACTTGTAACGGTACGTCCAGCTTCGTTTGCTGGTCGTCGCCTCGATTCTCAGACCGGGGAAGCCGTCTATGGCAACATGCGTTCCGGGCTGCATCAGCTTGATCTTGCGGGCGTCAAAGGACATCTGGCGTAGGTTCGGCGTAGAAATTCCGAAATCCTACGCCTTACAGTGATCCGCGTCGAATTCAAAAGACCCAATGTGAGCCGATTAAAACTTGAGGTACAATCGCGAGGAGCTGCTACAGTAAAGGCTTTTAGACCGGAAAGTCAATGCTGGCGTAGGTTTGCGGGGAGCCCCAAAACCCATGCCGCAATTTAATGATGAATTCGCTGAAACATGTACTGGTGTGGCTCTGTGGTGAAACCTACGCCCAAACCTACGCCGGCAAAAACCTACGCGAGACTGACCGGCTCACCGGATGCTATGCGAGAATAACTGTACATTCATACAGGTATCAGAGGGCTTATTCATGGGCCTATTCAACGATTCCTCATCCGATCGACCTTGCCGCCTCTGCGAGCGCTGGGGCGGCGACGTCGCTGGCGGGATGCATGCGCTATGTCTGGACGGCAATCGTCGGCAGGTACGAGCGAATCCGGAAAGGGGATGCTCGGCTTGGATTAGATGCATCGGGGCTGACGACGAGCCAGGCACGAGCGATGCTCCTCGCCAGACAGGAGGCGACCATGACCGAAAGACCCGATGATCCCGCAGACCAGCCGCCGCTCGTCCGCGCGCTGCTCCTAGCCCGCTATACCCTCGTCATCCACAACGGCATGAAGGTGACCAGCGAGGGCGAGTCCTGGCGACTGGATTTCACTGGTGAGCTGGCAGAGATCGACGCGGCGTTGCAGACTGCCGGCATAGATACGACGAAGCCGATGCTTGCACCGGTCAGGTGGACAGACTGATGGACGCGTCCGACCTGATGCACGCCACCCTCAGGACGCGTCCGTTCTCCGACAAGGAATGGCTCTTCGAGTGGAAGTACGACGGCTTCCGATGCCTGGTCCGAAAGCATGGGCAGGTTGATCTGATAAGCCGCTCTGGCAAACCATTCAACCGATCATTTCCTGACATCGTTCAGGCAGTCGCCGCAGTGCCGGGCGATTTCACGTGGGATGCCGAATTGGCCGTTGGCGACGGGAAGGGGCCATTGTCGTTTGATAGGCTACAGCAACGAGCCCGTACGACCTTGCCGAAGAACATCGGCGCCGCGGTGCGCTCATGCCCGGCACGCCTCTACGTGTTCGATCTGTTGACCGCTGGCGATTGCGACCTACGCGGGCTTGAACTCATCGAGCGGAGGAACCGACTGCGCGACACGTTCGACGATACGGCGACTCTAGTTTATTCCAATGCGGTTGTTGGCGTTGGCACGTGGGTGTTCGAACAGGTGCAGTACTACGGCTTTGAAGGCATGCTGGCCAAGCGTATGGCGTCGCCCTATATGCGCGGCAGGTCACGCGACTGGATCAAGGTCAAGAACGCTGGCTATGATCGGCCGGCTGCTTTGGGCTTTGGAAGAAAATAGACGCGCTACTTACGTAGTCTGGGAGGAAGGGATGGAGTTTGACGCAACAAAAATAGCTGACAACTTGTACATAGCGATGCACTTGGGCCGTGGCGTCGAACTCGACGCGCTTGGTGCGCGCTCAGACATTGATCTCAGGCGCAATCAACTTGAGCCGGATCAGGCCTTCCGCGAACGGATCATTGCTAAGGTGCAATCGCTTCGTGGCGAGACGAAGGCCTCGGGCGAGGACGCCGAGCCCAACCATGTGCGCGATGCTGTGCGGGCGAATCAGTGAGGAGGGGAGATGCTCGACATACACGACAGTAAACTTCGAATCGCTTTCAAGCCTCTCGGTGAAAGCAAGTGGTGGCGACTAACATGGCGCGGATTCGTGCTTGGGCACTATTCCTCGTTTGCATCGGCGTGCAAATACGCTGCCATTTACAGGGAGGTTGTGTGACTGAATCCGAATACCGCGAGAAGGTGCGCGAAGCGCTCGTTGATGGGCTATTGGGCTTCGAGGGGGCCGCATACAACGAAGAAACGTTGCGGGCGATGCAGGACAAGGTGATCGAGGTCTGGCCGCCGCGCGATCCCATTCAATGGGTCGAGTCGGTCAAGATCGAGAATGGCGCATTTCACTACAAACTGACGCCGGAAGCGACGGAGTTGCTGAGGGAGCAGGGATGGGAAGAGATTGCCGCGGCGCAAGTGGCCGGGAAGAGGGGTGCAGGCGATCCCGAAAATATCGAAGATCGCCTGTAAACAGCATTTACAGCCTTTAGACGGTAAACCCTATCGCGCTACGGGAAGAATTACGAGTGGATTAGGCGGGTACGCCTGAGCCGAGCGCATTGATGACGCGGGCGATCTGGTGATCGACTACGTTAGGAAGTGGCAGCGCCGGCTTCCCGATATGCGTTAGCAGCGCGGCATGATGCCAGCCGGGCGGAACGTCGGGCACCAGGTCCAATCCATTTTTGTATAGATGGACCGGCACCTTAGCGAGCAGAGTGCGGACGCCAAGATCCGGGCTGACACGCGCTGGTTCAAAGCCATAGACGGCGACGGGCGGATTGCCTGATGCGGTCATCTCTGCGGCGGCTGCTATCGCGATACAGGCGCCCAGCGAATGTCCGACCAGCGTCACCGGCTGCCCCTTGATCGCGGCAAGCACCTGGACGGAAATAGCCTGCCAAGCCTGCCAGAAGCCCCGATGAAACTTGCCGATGCCCGGCACGTCGATCGGCTCAATATCGAAGTCCGCCTCAAAGCAATCCGCGTTATCCGTGCCCGGAAAGGCAATGCACAACCCGGCTGCGGTTGTGCGCACGATCGCGCGTGATGCGCTATCTGCCTTTCCGATGTCGGGTGCCGCGCTGTACGCTTCCTGTGCTAGCAATGCGTAGTCGTGCGCGCTCATTACTTGCTCACAGCAGCGGATGCAGCAACGGGCGCCGATGCAGCAGGCACAGCGCTAGCCGCTTGAGCTGCCACGACGGCACTTGCTGCACTCGTCGCCACATCGGCAGTTGCGCATACGGCGCCATTCACGGCGGCGGCGGTGGCGACTTGCGGACTGGCTACGCCCGCTGCGACGAGCGTGGGCTGCACGATCTTGCAACCATTGCTGATCGTTTGCAGCGCGATCAGGTTGGTTTGATTCAGGTTTGCCAGCGTGGTGTTGAGATTGGCTTGCTGGGTGGACGAGCAAGCGCCGAGAGCGAGCACGACGAAGCCTGCCGCGAGGGCATTCAGGGATTTCATGTGGATTTCCTTCGGGGATGAACTACGGAGGGATCAGAACTTCCAGCGCGCGCCGGCCTTGAGTTCAAGGCTTTGTGCTGGCTTGGTGATCGTCAGGGAAAGGTTTGTCGATGGATTCGGTTCAGCCAGGATGACGCAGCAGCCGATTCCTTCGGTGGCGCTGAGTGTCGGCAGGACTTGGACATGCTCAACTACCGTGCAGCCGCCGAGCAGCAGGCACAGCGCGATGCGGATCAAGATTGAGCCGGGGTTACTGCCTTCGCTGCCTGACGCTCTGCGAACCAGTTGTAGCCCGCGTGGATCGCCATCACGACAGCGCCAGCGATGAGGCCAGACAGATTGGCCGGCGGACTGCCGTGAAAGCCATTCATTGCCCAATCGACCGTGGGAATGATGTCGGCAGCCGATACCGTCAGGCCGCCGCTGATGATTGCCTTGTTCATGCTTGCTCCTTGGTTGGAATTTCGTCGGGCGTGAACACGAAGCCCGTCACGCGCGGGAAGGCCTGAAAAATCCAGGAAGGAAGATCGCGGTGATGGATGCCGTGCGTCGACGATCGGTGGAACTTGGCCGAGAGCGGCAACATGTTCGCCATGCCATCGACAAAGGTTTCGGGCTTGTCTGCGTCAAACGCATGCCAATCGAAGCCGCGAAGCGCTGCGACTTTGCAAAGCGCCCAGATGAGCGACTGTTCGACAGGGAATGTCTCGTCGGTCGGCTGATCCGTCACGGGATCAAGTACGGGAAGCACCTTCACTTCGCCCGTTCCTATGCCCCTGACCATGTGCCAGTTGACCGCCATGAGATCGGCTTCTTCGCACATGACGTGGTGATACTCGGGCGCCGGCTGTCCACTGATGGCGCATAGCAGGCCCGCTTTGTGGCCTGCCTGCTTTGTGTGGCGGAACGTTGCTGATTCGACGCGCGGCGGATGGTCGGGGTAGTACTCGATCACGACTTCTGTGACCTTGGCGACATGCTCGCCGTGGATGGCGGGGATGTCCTGCATGCTAATTTCCATTTGCCAACGTCCACGACGAAACCGACACCTGCACGCCAGTCGAGATCGTCGCCGAACCGAGGTTCAGGTCACACCCACTAGTGCCAACGGTTCCATCCACGTGTGCCACGGCGCCCGAGGTCGTCATGCGGAACCAGGTTGCGAGCGTGCCGCCCGCGCCTGCCGCAGCCGAACCGGTGCCGGCCGTGATGGCGTTGAGCGTTTCGACGCCGCCCGCCTCGCTGCCGAAAGTTGCGCCGGCCGTCAATGTGGCGAGCAATACCTGTGAGGTGATCGCGGTATCGGGATTCGCCGGCTGCGTGCCGCTGTAAATGTTGATGAGCGCGCTTGCTCCTAAAGTTGAGCGAACGGCAGCCTGCTGCGCGTTTTTCAGCACGACGCTGTACTTGAGATTCGATGCCATTTCATTCCCTATGGAAATAAAAAAGCCCTCACTTGGAGGGCTTGTTCGGTAGTGGGGTGGGGTTACGTCGGGCTTAGGGGCAACATCGCTTTCAAGACGAGCGTCTTGTTCGGATTCGATGTGGCGCAGGTGATCGCAATCAGGTACTGACTGGCGAAGGCGCCCGCCGAAGCGACGGCCTGGACTGCCGCGCCCACCGCAATGGTTTTTCCTGCTATGGACAGCGCCGCCGAGTTGACGATGACGTTGTTGAGTTGGAGCGAAGGCGTTGCGTCTGCGCCGGAGGCGGTAGTGATCTGAACTGAGGGCGTGCCCGTCAGTGTTTCGCCGGTCGCAAGCATGAGCGTCGCATCAAAGGTCAGTACTGAAGTTTCGCGCGGATCTTTCCAGTCGAACTGCGGGAGAATCGGAATCATGGTTTGAACTGGACGTAGAAGGATCGGAAATTTGCCGAGACACAGAATTCACGCGCCCGCGATTGAACGAGGAAATCCCGACGCGTCCCGGCTACGTAGAGATCGTGCTTGGGGCATGACACACAGAAATAGCGAGCGGGAATCTGGGCGTAGAAGTTCGGATCGACGGGATAGGACTGCGCGCCAATGTGCCCCGCGCCGGATGAGAGGTCCGGAAGTTGAACGCTGCCACCCGCTCCTGTGATTGGCTGGGTGACGTTTCCTGTCGCGCTCGATGCGTCGTGAATCTGGACCGATGTGCCAGTTGCGGAAATGCCGATGAGTCCGGCGCCCGAACTGAGGTCATGCGCTGCGGTTGACGCTCCAGACCCGGCGACACTGAGATTGCCCGATCCGGCCGATGAGGCGGGTTTCTGGATAGGCGAGGCCGCGCCCGCGATCGACACCGCGCCCGATGCAGCAGAGACGTTCCGAGCCTGAGCGCTTGAACCTGTCCCGCCGATGGTGCTGCCAACAGTGCCAACCGCCGCAGAAGTGTTCGGAACTTGAGTGTCAGAGCCCGATCCAGACAGGGAGACCGCGCCGGATGCGACACTGCTGTTAGCCGGCTGTGTCGAGGCGCCAGCGGCGGCAATCGTGACCGCTCCCGAAGCAGACGACGCATTGGACGCCTGCGTTGATGCTGCCAAGCCAACGGTACCGATCTGTCCTGTAGCCGAGGTCGCATTGATGGCCTGCGTGCTTGCCGCGATGCCAGCGATAGCAACCGAACCGGCGCCCGCGTCAGTGTTTGCCTGCTGGGCACTTGATGCTGAACCCGAGACCGAAGCCGCGCCGGCAGCCGTCGACGTATTAACGCGCTGCGTGCTGGCAGCCGAACCGGAAACGGCGATGGAGCCGGCCGCCGATGATGTGCCGACCTTCTGGGTCGAAGCGCCTGTTCCGGTGATCGAGCTCGATGCCGGGGTGTACGTGATTCGAACCTGCCCGCCAGCACCAACCCCGCCAGCGATCGGGGTACCCCAGTCACCGCTCGCACCACCACCGCCACCAGGCAGACCACCGGCACCGCCGACGACACTAGACGATGTGTTTTCTGATGCTGCGCCACCACCGCCGCCGTTTGCGTTTGCCCCACCCGGAACTGCAGCCCCGGAAGTTGCAACGCCTCCCGCGCCACCTGATCCAGCATTACCAGCACCGCCATTGCCGCCAAGCGCGCCAGTGCCGATCGAACCGGCCACGCCAGCACCAGCCGGGCCCGGAGCGCCAGCGCCACCACCACCCCAGAGGGTCGTGCTGTTGCAGCCCGCGCCCGCCGAACCGGCAGTTTTCGTCGTGCCGATGGCGAGGGTCGTTGCGCCGCCCGCACCGCCAGTACTGGCCGTAGTGTTAGCCTTTCCACCGCCCGCGCCACCGACAGCCCCGACCGACGATGCAGCCAGCGTCGCACCGTTGAACCAGGTATTGCCACCGGTGCCGCCTGAAGCGCTGGCAGCAGAAGTGCCGCCAGCGCCAATCTGATACGTGACGTTTGCGCCGGGCGTGAGCGTTAGATTCGAGATTGCGGAATAGCCGCCACTGCCACCGCCTGACGCGGCATAGTTCTGACCACCGGCAGTACCGCCGCCACCACCACCGGCACCCCAGACTTCGATCGTGTTGGTTGATGACCAGTCAGAGGGCACGCTCCACGATGAGCCGCTAGTTAAGACTATGACTGTCATTCAACGGGGCTCAATATGCGTGGGACGAATAAACGGCAGATATCTGGGAGACGAATTTACGGCGTCGGCGCCATCGTGAAATCAGCGCCGAGCGTGAAAAGTGCTTTCTCCGCAAGCCGGCGCCTCAGCAATCCAGCCACCTCGATCCCGCCAGCGCGGTCCCACTTCGGAAATTCCTCAACCGCGCCTTCGATGTCGCGAGCGTTCAGCAACTTCAGCAGCGTCGAGCCAGCGAAATTGCTGATGCCGAGATTGAAAGTGAAGTCAACCAGTGCATCGAACTCCTCCTGAGACATGGCGATGTGTACAAGTCGATTGACCGCCGCAGCGGCGTCCGCGACGTCGGCAAGCAACCATTGTTCGGCTTGCGCCTGGGTACAGGTCATGCCCTCAACGACCCCTTTTGTGTGGCCGTAGCCGATCGTCCATGGATCGGTCGGGAATGGCTTGTATGCGACCGCCTTGAAGCCTTCGAAGACTTCCGTCAGCGATAGTCCTTGCTTGGAGTACTGCATGGTTGCTCCGGGCAACAAAAAACCCGCCGAAGCGGGTTTGCGGTTATGCAGACAGAATTTTTTCTGGTGGCCACCCCTTCTTGTGACGCTTATAGAGGGTGTAGCGGTTCAAACCTAGTTTCTCTGCCCACTGAGAGATTGTCAGCCTCATTCCTTCATGTTCCAGCCAGACGTTGGATCGTCGGTTAAGAGCCTGCTCCTGATTGGTGGCCCACCGGCAGTTACCCGGCTCATAGTTGCCATCGGTATCCGGATATCGATCAAGCGTCCTTCCTTCCGGGCGCTCACCCATATCCTCAAGGAAGTGCATGAACGATTCCTTCCATCGCTCGCAAACCGCAATGCCTCGCCCACCATAGTCCGCATAACTGGGATTGGACGGATTCCCGCATCGAGCCAGCATGCACATGTATATGTTGTACATATCCGAGGCATTCCCGCGCGCAGCGTGGCCGTGCGAATAGGAGAGGGCCGCAGCGGCAGCCCTTTTGCGGCACCCGCAAGACATCGTTTTGCCGGATTTGATTTGATCGACGCGGCTTTCAAACTGCACTCCGCATTCACACAGAAATATTGCCCTTCGCGCTCCGCCTGCTAGAGGTGCCTCGCGCAGGTATGTGATATTGCCGAATTTAGTGCCTTGTTCGATGCGGGCCCGGTTGTGGGCTTGGCGAGAACGATGCACCAGGCATCCGCACGATTTTGTAACGCCGCGCCGAGCTTTCGCAACTTCGATGTCTTTGACATTCCCGCAATCGCAGCGGAACGTCGCCCAGTTATGCTTGCTTCCTTCCGGCTTCGCGCAAGCCCCAAGCGCGGTAAGGAAATTGAATTTTTCGCCAGGGGTGATAAGATTCGGAGCAGCCATGCCGCTTACCTCCAGATAGGTAAAGGTTTGGTTAGAGCCGCCCTGGTGTTGACGCACCTTGGCGGCTCGCTCATTTTATCATGTAACGCTTAGGACTGCATAATCGCCCTATGCGCGATCCTGCTTCATATCCAGCCGTCGATCGAACTTCTCGTCCATCGACTCCAACTTTTTAAAGACGGCATCGATGGACGTGCTGAAACGGTCGATTGCTTTTTCGAGTGCAGAATTTGTGACGTAGGTCTCGGCCGCGTGGAGCTTGAATGCCGCGAGATCTTCCGCGCGCTTCTGTAGCGCCTCGTCGTGCGCTCGCATCTTTTCGTCCAATAGCGAAATCGATCGCCGCAACACCCATCCGAAGACGGCAAAAATGCCGGTCGCCACTGCGCCGCCAACGTAAAGGATCGTGTTGTCCATGTAGAGAAGCCCCGATGCAGAAATGAAAAAGCCTCCGCACGGGAGGCTATTGGTCTGTTATTAACTTGAGGAAAACTGAAATGCGAAACTATTTAGTCGCGGGACTTGTTGGGTCTACTCTTTGTGCTTGTGGTGGCGGATCAAGCGCAGACCCGACCGCCGTAGCCAAGCCCAGCATCCCGGTGGCTATCCCGGTCAGTGCGCCGGTAGCGGCATCGAATCCGACTGAGCCAGATCCGACTACACCAGCGCCGATCGCCTCTGAGCCAGTTCCGGCATCCAGCCCTGAACCGGCATCAACTCCGGCATCGCCACCCGCCCCGGCATCTACCCCAGTCGTTTCGATCGACGTCTATGGCGATGATGCGATGGAAGGCGTTGCCGTGGATCAATATGGCTGGCCCACGCTTGTGACGCCGAACGAACCACAATCGCTCCAGGCGCTCCTGCAGACCCAGTTCAACGATACCGGGATCTCGGTCGCCAACCACGCGACAGGCGGGACGTCGAGCAGCCTGCAGAACGAGATGCTTGGCATGGATGGCAACGGAGCGCCATTCGCGGACCGCATCAAGGCGTCAGCCGCATCCATCGTCATCGAGAGCCATACGCTGAACGATGCTCTTGGCGGCGAGACGATCAACGATTACCGGCAGTATCTTGCCGCATGGGTTGTGGCAGTTCGAGCGGCCGGCAAGGTTCCGGTTCTCGAAGAGTCAGGGCCGACATGCGACGGTGACCATCCACAACTTGCTGCCTACGTGCAAGCCATGGACGACGCTGCGGCACAGTTCAATGTGCCGATAATCAGTCAGTACGCATACATCCGTGGTCTGCCAAATTGGCAGAGTCATATGTCAAACTGCCTCGCGCCGGACGCCTATCTCGACAGCCTCAAGGCGCAGCGCGAGCAGGCTGTGATTGCTCCGATCATTCAGGCCGTTGCCGAGAAATGAAGGTCTGGCTGGCCCGCATCGCGTTTCAGCCTCATATATCTCATGTGAGGTAGAATCGCGCGAAAACTAGGAGTGACGATGCGAGTTGATCAATTGGAAGGACGTTGAATGAACAAGAGTAGTGGAATCCAGGGGCTGCGAGCGATTGCGGCCGGTCTGGTCGTTTTCCAGCACGGTGTCTTCTTCGCCTGCCAAGCCAAGGGCGTGGACTTCACGCCCTACCTTCCGATCGGTTTCGGGCAGGCGGGCGTTGGAATCTTCTTCGTCATATCCGGCTTTGTCATGACTCTGTGCCTGTCGCAAGGCCGGATGTTCATGCCACAGCGGATCGCTCGCATCTATCCGTCGTACTGGGCAGCCGTGCTGCTAAGTGGCTTTCTGCTTCCATTGATCGGTCGCGCCTGGCATTTCGATTCATACTCGCTGACGTTGCTACCGGCATCGACCTTCAACGAGAGCTACGCCGTCCCGTACTGGACGCTGGTCTACGAGATGGTGTTTTACGCCGTCATCTACGCCTGCATCTTCTTCCGTCGCTCGCGCGCGCAGATCGTGACGATCCTCGGTGCGTGGGCTGCAGTGATCGTTCTTGCCTGCCAGTCCAACATTCATCCTGAATTTCAGAGCGACGTAGGGGCGATGCTCGCCGGCAAATGGATTTTGCTCTCCCCCGCAAACCTTGAATTCATCGCGGGTGCGATGTATGGCCTGATTGGAGCGGAACTGCTGAAGGATGCAAACCCGGTTTCGCTCGTGATCCAGGCGTTGATACTTTTCATTCTGGCGCAGACGCTCGCACCGATGCCGTACTACGTCCGCTATGTTCTGTGGGGCCTGTCTTTTACCCTCGTCTTGCATCTCATGAGAGACATTCAGGTACCGCGATTTCTGGAGCGGGCTGGAGACTACTCCTACGGTCTATACCTGACTCACACGATCTTTGTCGGCGTCGCGATGTACGCCATGGTGCGTTTCATACCCAGCGCGCCGCTGTTCGCATTCTTCATTGCGGCGATCGGTTCGGCGGTTGCGGCCGGCCTGACGTTTGGAGCGGCCGAGTTCCTGTTTCACTCGGCCGTCATCAAGCGAGCCCTCCGCCTTATATCGTCACGGAAGCTGGTAAATGCTCATCGAGACCGCGCCGGCACCACTTAACAGGGAAACGGCACTTCCGCTGTTCTGGAAAGCATCCAGAGCGATCGTCTGGCCGGCTGTCACACTGACAATCCCGCTTACCTGAACTACGTTTGTCTGCTGCGTGGTGTTCGACATCGGAGCAAAGCCCTGAAGTGTCGTCGGCGACCCATTGACGTACACCGTCACCTTGAGTTGTCCTGCCGCCCCGGCACCTGCTATCGCACCCCATGTCAGTTGCGCATCGACAACGTAATAGCCTGTGGTCGGCGCAGTGAACGTACCGGTTGACGCTGTGAAATTGCTGTTTGCGTCAAAACCTGTTGTCCACCCTGTAACCGCGGTGTTAGTGCCAGTCGGGATGCTTTGCGCGCTGGTGTTCGTGGCGAACACCTTGGCCAGCGAAGTAGCCTGTAGAGTCGTGAACTTTGCCGGTGCCAATCCGGACGCCAGCAGGTTATAGCCGAACGACGTAGTAGCTATCTGGCTATTGTTGGTCGCCGTGGCCGGCACGGTCGCCGTTGGCGTGCCGCTTAGCGCGGTGTTGTTGAGCAGCGCCGTGATACCTGCGCCACTGACTGACCCGCTGGCGGTGAGTGCCGCAACGGAAGTAGTTCCGCCTGAAACATTCAGCCCGCCAGCTATGGATGCGCCTCCCGATGCCACGCTCAGACCACCAGACGTCCCGAGACCGCCAGGAGCCGTCAAAGCTCCAGAACCGGTCACGAGGAACCCGTTCGGTCCAGCAAGGAAGTTTCCTGTGATCGAATAGTGACTCAGATCAATGCCCGTACCGATTGTATTGTTGGTCGAGTCCGTGCAAATGACGCAACCCGCCGAATCCAGTGGCGCGAGCCCGTTCACATTGCTTAAGTTAAGCGCCTGATGCCATGCCCCGCCGGCACTGCCGAAGCTGCCCACGTGAAATGCAGCATCATTAGCGAGGATCGATGCCTGGTTTGCACCATTTTGAACCGCGCTAGCTCCGAAGCGGATTGCCGTGGTACATCCATTGCATTGCGCGTTGAATTCTTCAGCCACCACGCCATACAGATTCTGTGCACCCGAATTTGCAATCGCGACTGCGTTCGCACCGAAAAAGCTTCCTCGTCCATTAGTCGTATTGGGAGCGGTGCCTCCGTCGCTGCTGTTGGTAATCATCTCCGCCGCGAATGCGCCGTAGCCGGGGTTCGTGTTGCTCGCGCTAGACGGCGCTGTGAAATTGCCAATGACATCTAGGATCTGACGCGCACCAGTCAGGCTGGAGCCGCCGAAATTCGCCGCAAACTGCCACTCGTCAAAAGCGTTCGTCGGACTCGCCGCTGCTACGTTATCCGACCCGACATAGAACAGATTCGCGCACGGATACATGATGAGCGTCGTCGTCGTGCAATTAGCCGCCGTCGTTCCGGCCACCGCCTGACTAACGTTAATATCCTTCGTCAGCGATGCTGCTGTAGGCCCAACCGAAATCCCTGTGTTGACTTGCAGATTGGCTGTCGTCGTCGTGCCGGCGATGGTCGGTGACGTAGCCAGTACTGCGCCGCCCGATCCCGTCACGGCATTGCCAAGCGCTGCCGCTACACCCGTTCCCAGCCCAGCGATGCCCGTCGAAACCGGAAGGCCAGTCGCATTCGTCAATACCGCAGACACAGGCGTCCCCAGCGCCGGGGCAACCAGAGTCGGAGAGGTCGACAGTACAGGCGAGCCCGAACCGGTGACTGCATTGCCCAGGGCCGTCGCGACGCCAGTTCCAAGGCCGCTGATGCCAGTTGATACAGGCAAGCCAGTGCCGTGCGTCAATGTCACGGACGACGGGGTTCCCAGAGCAGGGGTAGTCAGCGCGGGCGAGTTGGACAGCACCACAGAACCCGTGCCTGTGGATGACGTCGCGCCGGTGCCGCCATTTGCGGGAGTAAGAGGGTTCTGCAGTACGACGCTGTTAAACGTCGGCGCCGGATATGACTGGGCCGAAGCAGCCAGCGGCGCGAGCGCCAATAAAAAAGCCGCCTCGAAGGCGGCCAGCTTGAGCAAGAGTTTTGTCATAGTCAGGATTTACTCAGGATTCCGCCGTTATTCCACAGGACGCCAGTAGATACAGGCAACGTTGTTGGCAGTGCGTTGAAAAACGTGGTCATCGAGGACGAGAAGGACGACGTTGATACGGTGACGCTGGCGTTACAGGTAAAGCCGGTGCCCGATGTCCAGTTCAATGCACTGCTTGTGGTGGAGCAGCTAGGCATCGCGAATGCCGTGGGCGACGCTGTAGACGCGGTGACGTTCGCCAGTACCGTGTTGGCCGCTTGCGTCGCATGATCAGCGAGCGTAACCAGGCCTGTAGCAGTGAAACTGCCCGTCACGGTCGGGCTTGCGATCGTCGGAGACGTCGCGAGGACGCTGCCGCCCGATCCCGTGACGGCTACGCCAAGCGAGGTGGCGACGCCGGTTCCTAAGCCAGTCAGGCCAGCCACGGGGAGGCCCGTCGCGTTCGTCAGTACAACGGCAGACGGCGTGCCAAGAGCAGGGCTAACGAGTGTCGGAGAGTTCGATAGAACAACTGATCCGGTGCCCGTTGTGGTTGAGGTGCCCGTTCCCCCGCTTGCAGCCGCAAGCGGCGTCTGCAATGTGATGCTGCTAAAGGTCGGCGACGGAAAGGTCTGGGCGAGCGCCATCGCCGGCACCATTAGGGCCGCGAGAATGATTTTTTTCATGGAGCCATGGCAATAAAAAAGCCACCCGAAGGTGGCCATTGATGGACTTTGCCGCGAGGAATCACGACGAGATAGAAACGACCCCATTGTTATTCCACACAATCCCCGCTGTCGTGGGCGCGGTCGTCGGCAAGCCCGATGCCCACGCTGTCGACGAGCCCGACGTCAGGATGGACGCCAGTTCAGAGAGCGGCATCGTGCATTGGGCAATCTGACCGTTCTGGATCTGGTGAATCGTGACGGTTTCTGCGCCGGTCAGGGGCTGGGGTAATCCGTAGATTTCAATCATTTGTGCGCTGGTGCTGATTCAAGAGTTTGGGCGGCGCTCGTTGCCTGAGCTTCGGTGCACGGCTGTAATGTCGAGGGCGTTCTGATCTTTGTGAACACAGGTGTCCATGCAAGAACTCTTCCGCTCGGTGCCATTGATGGGGAGTTGCCGGATTGAAACGAAAACGAATAGGTGCCGTCTGCGTTCTGCTGGACCGTCACGTTGTCTTCAAAGACGTAGGGCTCCTGAGTCGCGGAATCGATGAAATATTGCATGGTCAGCCCTTATCTGATTTCCGTGAAGGTTGCCGTCCCTGATACGCTGCCGGTGGTGAACCAGCCGTAAGTTGCTCCAGGCGGCACAATCATCCATGCGCAAAGCGCGACGCCCGATGTATAGGCGGTGGAGTTGGTGAACTCCGCGCTGTTGATAAAACCGCCGATACTTCCACCTATGCCCGTGGCGGAGGTCGCAACAGACGCTATGATCGGCGCGTTGGTGCTGTTCGTATAAGTCGTGTTGTATGAACGAGTTACGGTCTGCTGGGTTTGGCCGATACCGAAGACATTTCCGCCACTTGCCCCGTTGATGAAGAAGGGAAGCGCGGAATTGCCGATTTCCACCTGGTTAGCAGAATTGCAGAAGAATGCTGGGAATGGTCCAGAAGTCGAATTGAGCGTGTAGGCAATATTATTCGGAACCACAAAACCGAGATCTGCTGTCACGCTGCCATCAACAGTCACCGACGCAGAAAAGGTGTTATTGGCGCCCCACGTATTATTTGCCCCTAGCTGCCCAAATCCCGCCTGTTGTCCTGCTGTGGGCGGGCTATATGCGAAATCACCCGTGAGCCACGAAAGAGCCGCGGTTCCTTCCTGTGCACGTTCAACGGTCAGGGTTGCGCCTGTTCGCGCTGTCGCGTAAAGGACTTCAAAGTTCTGCTTCGTGGCTACGTCGTTAAGCGTGATAACGAGGACGGTGCCGGCTGGAATCGACGTTGGCAGGTTGGCCGTGCTTGCCAGGGCAATCGTGGTTGCGCTGGACGAAACCGGACTCGCCAACGTCGAATTTATGTTGTTGGCGAAAGTGAAAATCGTCATGTTTTAGGCCTATGAACTGATGCACACCACGCCGCTGTTATTCCAGAGCTGGCTGGTGTTGTTCGGGTTGGTCGTAGGTAGACCGCCACCACCGAGAGCGAGAAGCCCCGCCGCAGTGATGGTGCCGAAAAAGACTGGTGCCCCGGTTCCAGATCCGCCGGGAATAACCGATACCGTGCCGCCGTTGTACCAGACCGCGCCGGCAGCAAGACCTGTCGGACTCGTTGGATAGTTCAGCGGAGCCGTCATCCACAGCACGCCGCCATCGTTGAAGAAACTGATTTCGATGAAAGAAAACGTGTACTGGAAAGGGACCGAAAGGGCGCTGTTCGCCAGCAACTCCTGCAGGCTCGTAAAGACCGAATCCTGAAACGACGTGATCGTAAAGACGTTTCCCGATACCGTGATCGACGGTGGGTTATCGAGTACCGTATAGTCCGATCCGTTCGCCCCATTCAGAAAACGATTCACACGGTTCTTAAGCCATCCCATCGTAAACATCTGCCCGTCGCCGCGGTACAAATTCCACGTCATCGCTCGCTTGTATATGTCGTCAGACGCGAGTGCGGAAGATCCGGACGACGTGAACGACGCGCCGTTATACGGAACCGTGTTGTAGGGCGCAGAGTTGTATCCAGCCGTCACGCTGCTGCTTTGATCCGACAGAACTGGCCGGGCGATTCCGTAGACACCATTGCCGATCCAGTCCAGCAAAGGGCCGGTGATGAATGGCGACGTGTATAGGCCGAGGGGTACGCTATTAAACCAGTCAAGATACCCTTGCGCCGCTGTGTTCAGCCCAGCGAAAAACGCCTGGATGTCTTGATCGTCGGCAAATTCACCATAGACGTAGGCGGGGACTATCTGCTGCAGCGGCAGCGTTGCGAATGATTCGATCTGCGCCATATCATCCCTGCGTCACTGTGATGGCGGTGGCACTCGCATTGAAGTAGGACTCGGGATCTCCGCCGATAATGCTTGTGCCGGCACCCGGCGAGACTGTCACTCCATTCACTGTCACCGCGAACTGAAGCGTGGTTATGTTCGGTGCCGCGATAACCGAAGCGACCGCGGCCTGGAACACCGCGGTCATCTCAAGAAGATTGATCGGCTGGCCCACGTAGATCGAGTTGATATACGACTGCAATGCCGGCGCAGCCAACTGGTTGACCGAAGTGCCCGCCGTGAAGTTAGGTAGCGTCGTATTCCAGGTGGCAGCGACAGTCACCGCCTGCTGCGGCGGATTGACGAAGGTGATCGAGTACGTATCCGGGTTCTGGAACAGCGAGACCGTCACATTGCGCGGATTCGGCGTTAGCTTCGCACCACCCACATAGGCACCGAATGCGCTGCCGTTCGTGGTCGTCGTGATCGTCGTAGCCGTGACCGACGCGATCGTGTACGTCAGGTTGTATGCGCTCGGCGTCGCGCCGGTCACCGTCACGGTCTGTCCTGCGATGTACCCGTGATTCAGATTGGTCGTGATGACAACCGGGCTCGCTGCGGTCATGCCCGTGATCGCAAGTTGCGAGCCTTGCAGGGTTGCGATATCCGGAACGCCTTGCAGGATCGCATTGGCAATCGCATATGCGTCACCGCCACCACAGATGACCTGCCAGCCGCCCGATACCTGGTTGATCGAGACGAGTTGTTGCTGAACTCCGGTAACGGCAAACAGCAGGGTCTTCAGATAGGCGGGCGTGCCCGTAGAGGCGACGATACCTGCCTGCAATACCCGACTGCGGTAGGTCTGGACGCTCTCAGTCGTTGTCGCGGGCGTGCCGGCCTGCGGGTTAGTGACCGTCACCGAATAAGCGCTCGGCACTGACGTAACGAGCTGTGTTACCGTATTCGCCGGAATGGCAAACGTGCCGCTATTGGTCGCCACAGCAGTAAGCTGCGGAGTGGTGCCACCAGTCTGGATGACGCCGCCATCGACTAGCGCATACTGGTTCGCGCCATCACCCACCGTGAA